TCAGCGATTGCAGTTTTAGGGGCTGATGAATCCGCAGTGGTGACCGATGCCAATGGCGATGTGCTGGGCTACTACTTTTTGCCTAATCACCCTGGCGACCTGTTCACTCCCATCCAGAACGCAACGCTGCTGAGCAGTCAGGACGTTTATCATTTGTTTCGCGCTGACCGGCCCGAGCAGTTGCGTGGGATACCCTGGTTAACTCCTAGTCTGGGTATCTTTGCGCAGCTGCGACGATTTGTTCTCGCAACGCTGACCGCAGCCGAGACAGCCGCAGACCATGCAGCCGTTTTGGAGCAGAGCGCAGTAGGTGACGATGAAGAACAGGCCGAACCCTGGGAACGGATGGAAATCGAACGCGGTGCGTTTGTAACCCTGCCAGCCGGTGCAAAGCTGAGCCAACTTAAAGCTGAAAACCCTAACGCAACATTTGAAGGGTTTGTGACCTCGATGATACGAGAGGCGGCCCGCTGCGTAGATATGCCAGCAGTGCTGGCTATAGATGCCAGTAAATACAACTACGCCAGCGGCAGACTTGATTTACAAGCGTTTTGGCGAACTCGCAGTGCTGAGCGAGTTTTGATTTACGAACGCCAGTTCCTAGACCGTTTGTGGCAGGACTGGCTAGACGAGGCGTTGTTGATACCTGGCTACCTCCCAGAAATCTTTGCCGAAACCGCGATGGATTGGCGGCCCTTATGGCGCTGGACGGAAGCCGAGCATGTTGACCGAGCCAAGGAAGCCAACGGGCAGCAAATAGAGTTAGCCAACCACACAACGACCCTGGCCCGAGAGTACGCCAGGCGTGGCCTGGATTGGGAGGATGAACTTAAACAACGCGCTCGAGAACTGGCACTAATGGCCGAACTGGGCCTGACCGGTACAGCAGTGCAGCCGCCTGGCCAGCCGCAGCCGCAGCCGATGGCACCTGAGCAACCCGACACCGAACAGGAACCATCAGGCGAAATTGATCCTGGTGTGGGCGAGGAAAGCGACCAAGAGGACGACGCAGCCAATGAAACTTGAGTTATCAACCACTGTCACGATTGAAATGGCTCAAGGGCCTGACGGGCAACCAGGCCGACCCACAGCGAGCGTTAACGCCTATAACGGTGGCCCAGTGCGGGTCAATGGTTGGCGACATCCAGTGGTCGTTGACCTCGAAAGCCTCAATACCCCCAAAACTATTCCGCTGCTGCGTAGCCATGATGCCGAGCGAATCGTGGGACATGGATCGCCAACAATCACACCACCGAATCGACTGGACATTGCAGGAACTATCAGCGCCAGTACAGCCGATGCAGAGCAGGTGGTAAGCCTGGCCCAGGGTGGTTTCCCATGGCAGGCGAGCGTGGGAGTCGATGTGCAAGGTAAACCTCAGTTTTTGGCTGATGGCGAATCGGCAGTGATAAATGGATCGAAGGTAAACGGCCCAGCATACGTTGTGCGAGGCGGTGAGTTGTATGAGGTGAGTTTTGTAACATTGGGGGCCGACCGCAGCACTTCCGCGGCAGTGGCCGCAGAATTTGTTGAAGGGGAAAACCAGATGGAAAACCAGGAATCAGAAAAGATTGAAGCAGGCGCAGACGTTCAGGCAGTTTTTGAGCGAGCTAAGTTGGAGCAAAACCGACAGAAAGCAATTGCTGCAATCGCGCAGCGAGCGATGGATGATGGCCGAGACATTTTGACCGTCGAAGCCGCAACCCGCAAAGCAATTGAAAGTGGCAACAGCCCTGACCAATTTGAATTGACCCTCATGCGAGATTTGCGACCGCTGGGCCGAGTCAGCGCCAGCAAGCCAGCAGTGAATGAAGAAGTGCTAGAAGCAGCAATTGCGCTGGCAATGGGCAGTAGTTTCGATTCGGAGAAGTATTACCGACCCGAAGTATTGGAAGCTGCTCGGCGCAATTGGAAGCAGGGTCTAACTATCACCGAGTTTTTGCGAATTCAGGCCCGTCGCAACGGCTGGAACGGTGAAAGCAACAAAGACGTTCGCGGTTTATTACGAGCTGCGTTCAACGTGCAGGCATCGAGCGGCGTTAGCACCTACGATGTCGGTGGAATCCTAAGCAACGTAGCTAACAAGATGATTATGGATGCATTCAACGCAGTCGATTCCTCTTGGCGATCCATCGCGCAAATTACGCCAGTCAGCGATTTCAAACAAATGAAATCCTATAGTTTGACCGGTGACCTGGACTACGAAAAGCTAGGGCGCGGCGAGCGAATCAAACACGGTACGCTGGGCGAGCAAGAGTACACCAACCAGGCCGACACCTACGCCAAGTTCTTAGGCATCGACCGCAGGGACATTATCAACGACGACATGGGCGCGTTCAACCGCGTTCGCGCTCGATTGGGCCGCGGTGCAGCAACTAAGCTGAACAAAGTGTTCTGGACGGAGTTTATGGACAACAGTAGTTTTTTTGCCAGCGGCAACAACAACTACATTACCGGTGCAACCACCAACCTTTCTAGCGAAGGTTTGCGGGCCGGTGCTGAAAAGTTTATGAAGCAAACCGATCCTGATGGAGAACCGTTGGGTATTATGCCGCGTTATTTGCTAGTTCCACCTGAACTCGATAGCATCGCCCGAGAGTTGTTTGTTAGCACAAATCACAACACTGGCGGAGCAGCAACGACCGAGCGCGTGCCTAACGCTAACGTATTTGCCAACCGATATATCCCGGTGACCTGCCCCTACCTGAGCAACACCACCTTCACGGGCAACAGCACCAAGGCATGGTATCTACTGGCCGATCCTGCTGACCTCCCAACTATCGAGGTTGTTTTCCTAAATGGTGTGCAAACACCGACCGTTGAAATGGCCGATGCAGATTTTGACTTGCTTGGTATTTCAATGCGAGGTTATCACGACTTCGGTGTAAATTTGATGGAAAAACGAGGCGGGATCAAGAGCAAAGGCGAAGCCTAATGGATTTGCTTGCCGATGGCGCCGAGTGGTTGCGAACCCAGCGTAAAGCGTACATGAGCCAGAGCGTTATTTACGCCCAGGACGGTACGACCTATACGCTGACCGCAACCAAAGCAGAAACTCGGTTTGAGACAGATACCGGTGACGGTGTTTTACTTAGTGGTCGGCAAGTGGACTGGTTAATTGACGCAGCAGATTTGGTAACCGGTTTTGGTGCTGGTGTGCAGCCTGAAGCCGGTGACCGAATCCAAGCCGGAACAGGCGCGACTGCCAAGCAGTACACGGTGGTACAACTTGGCGGCGAGCCTGTTTGGCGCTGGCATGACCGCCAAAATAAAACCTACAGAATACACACAGTGGAAAGCAAAGCGGGTGCATTTTGAGCGACTGGTTTGATTTGCGGCAGCTGGTAGCAACGCGCGTTAACGCGCTGACAGATTTTGCCACCGTTGTTAGCAACATCCCGACCATTGACCGAGCCGAGTTGACCGCGCCGAAGTTTTTAATTGTGCCAGCCGATGGCGAGGTTAGTTTTCGCAACCGTGGTGACAATCCAAAAACGCTGGCGGTGTTTATTGCCCTATTTGCGCCCCTCGGGGCCGATACAGACGACTGGGACAATGATGCCGATGAATACCTGACGGTCATGGAAATTGTGATCGAAAGCATGATGGCCGACGCATTCACAGGCTGGCGAGTTGTCGAGATGCAGTGGCCAACACCAATTAGCGAAGAACGCTGGCGGCAGTATTCCCAATTTACAAGCATTTTGAGAGTCAGTTTTGAGGAATTGTAATTATGGATTTGCACGAGCTAGAGCAATCGTTGACGAGTCATATTAGCGGTGCCCGCAGCGCAGAATTGACCACAAAGTTTGGCCTGGTCGAACGCTTGATTGAAGCCCTCGCCGGAATGCGGGGCATGATCGCAGCGCTGGATAAGGCCGAAGTAATTAAGCTGCTTGGCGACCTATACGACAACTGGATAGCGCCACTGGATTTGCCTGGCATACCTAATCTGGTGGAGCCGCAAATTGACAAAATGCTGAGAAACGTTTTACTGTCTATTGTTGAACGTATTATCGACAAGGCCAAAGAAAATGCGGGCGAGTAACTTGGAAAAATGGTTTGATGCAATTGTGGCCGTTTTCGTGGTTTGGGTCGTCATGCTAGGCGCCTGCACGATACAGCCAGAACAGCAGCAGACGCCAGCCAGTATTTTCGTCACAGAATACGCAAAAAACATGGGAACAGCATTTGGCCTGGCAGCGGATGGAGTTGCCAATGAAAAGGTGGCGACCGATGCCGAGCTGCTGAAACTACTACAACAATTGACCGAGGCAGCGAGAGTGAAAGCAGCCAAGCCAGTTGATGAATACCTGGAAAAGAATTTAAGCAACGGAAAACTAAGCCAAGCCGACGCAGAAGTCTTGATGGATCTATCAAAGCAATTTGAGGCGCTCAGTGGACGATAACTTTGGTTACAGAATTGACCTGGAGCAACGCGACGAACTGGCGGCAATGTCACCAGCGTTTACGCTGCGCTCAAGTACATTTGCTGAGCCGGAGCGAGTAGACACCAGGCCGATTCTTATCACTGAAGATCAAGGCAGCATGGGCAGTTGCCAAGGCCACAGTTTGTCAACTTGCATGGAGTGGTGCCATTACGTTGCAACTGGTGGCCAGTACTTGCAGCTATCAAGGCTGTTTGCTTACCTCGGCAGCCAAAAACAAAACAACATTGCTGGCGACAACGGCAGCACCTTGCATGGCGGCGCAAAACTGGCGACTGACTACGGGGTGTGCGCTGAAATAGTGTACCCGTACCCGAATCCAGTGAGATACCCAGGCGGTGGCTATCGAAACATTCCTGAGGCAGCGTGGCAAGCAGCGCTGGTGCATAAACTAAAAACGGTGCAGTGGATTACCGAGGAGCCGCAGTGCAAGACCTGGCTAGCAGCAGGCGCGGGGCTGCTTAACATCGGGATCGCCTGGGGTCAGGCCATGACACCAGACAGCCGTGGGTGCATTAGTAGTTTTCGCGCTGGTGGTGGTGGTCATGCAGTAGTGATCGGTGGTTATCTGCCAGATGCAGCCGTTGGCGTCAGTAGTGGTGATGGGTACTGGTATTTGCTCCACAACAGCTGGTCAAGACGCTGGGGAATGCAGGGCTGGGCCTATGTTGCCCCCAAAGCAATTAGGCAGATGTTGGAGCATCGTTTCACAACGTTTGTGGGGCTATCGGACATGGCCGACATTAAGCCGCGCCCAATAGATTTTACAAAGGAGTCAGCTATAG